AGAAATATTTCAGCAAATTCAATATGAAGGGCGCCCTGCGTGGTGACACAGCCGCCCGTAGCGCTCTTTACAAAGACATGTTTGATCGTGGAGTTTTCTCCGCTGATGACATCCTTGATATCGAAGACGAGGATTTGGTTGGCGGAGCAACGGGTAATCGTCGTTACGTGGCCATGAACATGGTCCCCACAGACCTGGTGGACCAGATTCTTACTCCCGCCCCTGCTCCCGCACCAGGCGCGGATCCCGGCGCCGCTCCTGCTCAGGCGTCAAAGCCAGATCCCATGAATGCAGTGCGCCTGGCATGCGGACGGTTCTTTAAAGACGCTGCCGGCCGCGTTTCTAAGCGTAGAGCGGCAGATCGCCAGAAATACGCAGAAACAGCCTTTTTGCAGCCCGTTTTGGCAGTAATTGAGTGCGTTTTGGGCAAAATATCGCCGGAATCCGAGCAGTTTGCTGCCACCCACGCGGTCAAAATCGCAAAGTTCACGCCTGATTGGGACGCTGACAAGCCCGACGCCAACGCCGCGGTCGAGCTGGAGAACACCATCCAGGCCGTATTGAAAAGAGGAAACAGTGAAAAAGCATAAGAGTGGCAACCGTTTTTCCATGCAGGCCCAGGGAGACTCGGCCGAAATCCTGATCTACGAAGAGATCGGCGCCAGTTTCTGGGGCGGCGGGGTCAGTCCTTCGCAGTTTGCGCAGGACCTGAAAGCGCTCGGAGACATTAAGACGCTCAACGTCCGGATCAATTCACCAGGCGGCGATGTCTTTGACGGCGCCACCATCTATAACCTGCTGGCCCAGCATTCCGCGACGGTGAACATCTATGTGGACGGTCTCGCGGCTTCGGCCGCTTCGCTTGTGGCCATGGCCGGCGACAAAATCTGCATGGCGGATAACGCGATGATGATGATCCACAACGCCTGGGGCTGTATGGCGGGGGATGCCAACGATCTCCGCATCTTTGCCGACGTACTGCAAAAGGTGAGCGAGACAATGTGCAACACGTACGCGAAGCGGAGCGGAATGAAGGCATCAGACGTCCAGGCGCTGATGGATAAAGAGACCTGGTTCAACGCCCAGGAGTGCGTCGACGAGGGATTGGCGGATGAGATTGTTCAGCCGGACGAAGTAGCCGCAAAATCCAAGGGAGTGCTGTTTGATCTTTCCCACTTCAAAAATGTTCCGAAGGGAATTGTGCAGCAGCCGGCAGCCAGCGCATCCCCGATCGCGCCTCCTGATTTCTATCGCGAGCGACTCAAGTTGTATGAACGCACGCTGAACTAACCTCACACCACACTTCACACCAAGGCCCGGAGCTGACGCTCTGGGCCTTTTTCTTTTTATGAGAGTTCGTCCTGCCCAGGGGCAGGAAGCGCATGAGTGTCTTTCCCGTAGACGGACGCGGCATCCGCACCAACCCAACAAATCACAAAGGGAAATACCTCAAATGAGAAAACAAAGGTTCTTCGCCACCGCGGGCGAAAAGCGCAAGTTCTATAACAACATGCGCCACTTCGGCCACACCCGTGATATCGGCCTTGCCGGCTTCGCTATGCTGCCGGCGCTGTTGCCGATCACTCTGATCGCCATGATTCTCTTCGCCGTTGCCGTGTTCCTGATCGGCCCGACTGAGACGAATGCAGCATCCACCGGCTTCAACGCCAAACATCAGATGTACACCGTGCTTGGAATGGCGGCCGTCACGCGCAGAAGCATTGAGCTGAAAGACGAGAAGCTCAAGCTCACCAACGATTACCGGCTCATCCTGGATAAAGCCAAGGATGAAAAGCGTGCATACACCACGACCGAAGAAGAGACGCTCGCCAAAATGGACGCGGACTTCGACAAGCTGGACAAACAGATCAAGTTGCACGAAAAGCAGGAAGCGCGTGAAGCTGACGCTGCAACCCGCGATCCTCGTCTGGCGGCAACTCAGCCTGGCGCCGATGCGCAGGGCAACTTCAAGGCCACCGGCATCCGCGGGACCAAGGAATACAAAGAGGCCTTCGCCAAGTATCTGAAGAGTGGCGACGCGGCGTTCGCTTCTGCAAGTCCGGAGATCCGCGCGGCCCTGCAGGTGGACAGCGATACTGCTGGCGGCTACACCGTGGCGTCAGAGCAGTTCTCGACTCAGTTCATCCAGGCTGTGAATGATCAGGTCTTTATCCGTGACCTGGCCACCAAGGAAACAGTGGCCACTGCCGTATCCCTGGGCATTCCGACTCTGGCTGCCGATCCTAACGATGCAGACTGGACCGCTGAGATCCTGACCGGCGCTGAAGACAGCAACATGTCTTTCGGCAAGCGCGAGTTGTTCCCCCATCCTCTGGCCAAGCTGATCAAGATTTCCAACAAACTTCTGCGCATGTCGCCCAACGTGGAAGCCAAGGTCCTTGAGCGCCTCGCCTACAAGTTTGCCATCCCTCAGGAAAAGGCATTCTTGCTCGGCACCGGTGCACAGCAACCTCTGGGTGTCTTCACTCCCACCGCGGACGGCATCAGCGTTAACCGTGACGTGGTCACCGGCAGCGTAAACCAGATCCTGGCTGATTCATTGTTTGACGCCATGTACACGCTCAAGGCGCAATACCAGGCTAAAGCAGTCTGGATCTTCCATCGTGATGGCATCCGCCAGATCCGCAAGTTGAAAGATCTGCAGAACCGTTACCTCTGGGAGCCCGCAATCACTGCCGGCCAGCCGGACCTGATCCTTGGCCGTCCGTTCTATATGTCGGAGTACTGCCCCAACACATTCACCACTGGGCTGTACGTCGGCATCGTGGGCGACTTCAGCAAATACGTCATCGCCGATGCATTGTCTTTCTCAGTGCAGCGCGCGGTGGAGTTGTTTGCCGCCACCAACCAGACCGGTTTCTTCGGCCGCGCTGAAACCGATGGCATGCCGGTCCTGGAAGAGGCTTTCGTCCGCCTGAAGACCAGCTAATAAGGGTCTGACAACAAAACAATCTTCAACAGACTCCAGCGAGGGCGGTATCACGTAAAAGTGATACTGCCTGCGCTGTGCAGTCAGAAATTGCGAGCATTTAGATGTCAAGCATGAACCTCGATAAAGCCACCAAGGAAACGCGGGTAGTTCCTGCGACCGTGGTGGGCACCACCAACGTAAACGGCGTCATCCTGGACATGGAAGGCTTTGAAGGAGTGATGTTCATCCTTCAGGGCGGAACTGTCACGGATGGCAACCTGGCCATCAAGGCCCAGGAAGACTCTGCTCCGGCCATGGGCGCCGCGGCTGATCTTGCCGGAACACTCACCCAGATCAACAACGCACAGAACGCCAAAGCAGCGGTGCTTGATGTCTACCGCCCGCCCAAGCGTTACGTCCGTTGCGTCGTGGTCCGCGGCGGCGCCACCGGAGCTGTGATTGATTCAGTCATGGCCATCCAGTACGGTGCACGCAACCGGCCGGTGTCGAACGATCCCAGCACAGTTGTCACAACCAAAACCGTGATCGCTCCGGTGGAAGGCGTCGCGTAAGAACGCGCTCTCTCCTTGATCGCTCCAGCTGGGCAGTCAGAACCTGGGCTGCTCAGCCTTTTTACCTTTTATGCCAAGAATAGAAATCGATCTTAGATGTGGGATCGGCACGATCCTTGTCGACGGCTCACCTGTCCGTGGGGTGACTTCTATTGAAATAAGTGGCAAGCCAGGCAAGCCGGCCACTGTGAAATTGGAAATGCTCGCGCTCGAACTACTCTTCCGCGACACAGAGGCCAACGTGGAGGAGACTACGCAAGCTCCACCCAAATAACTCTCATGCGCTATCGTCTCGCACTCAAAACTCCGCCCGGATCGGAGCCCGTCACTCTGCAGGAGGCCAAAGACCATCTGCATGAAACGGACACCGCCCAGGAATCAGTGATCACGGGAATGATGCAGTCGGCGCGTGAACAGCTTGAAGATTTCACCAGCCGCGGCTTCCTCCCTCAGACCTTCACAATGTATCTAGACGCATTTCCTTATTATGGCGGCTACGGTTTCCAGCAAGGCTCATACAATACCGCGGCTCAGATCCTGCAGACCCCCGGTCTCCTCGCAGGAATCCTGTTATCCCATGGCGGCGAGATCGTAATTCCGCGCGGACCTCTGGTCCAGAACGCCTCTCTCGGCATCGACTCAATCAAATACGTGGACACGGCCGGCGCCACACAGACGCTCGATCCCACGCTTTACCAGGTGGATCCTCAAAGCGATGACAGCCCGGTCCGCATTCTTCCCGCATACGGGAAGATCTGGCCGGCAACACGCTATCAGCCCAATGCCGTGGTGGTGCAATTTCAAGTCGGCTATGTCGACGCCGCTCATGTGCCGGGCAGAATAAAGCTGGCCATCAAACAGACGGTCGCGGATTGGTTCAATAATCGCGATGCCGTCGTCGTCGACGCACGTGTCGCCGTCCAGCAACTGCCCAACGCCGCAAAGAATTTGCTCTGGGATCTCCGGCTTTTCTAAACGAAGGACAATTTCAATGCCTAAGCTCCTCCTCGATCTCGGACCGCAATGGATAGGGGTCACTCGGACGCCCGAACATGGCGAGGGTGTCGCACTGGCCTGCCCAGTCTGCGGACCTGACCATACGCTCGCCGTTTATTTCAGTAATCCGCTCGATGGCGGCGCTGCAGCGCCAGCCTCTCATCAATGGACTCGTAGCGGTACAACGTTTGACGAATTGACCGTCGAGCCATCGATCCAGTATCCGTGCTTTCACGGCTGGATTGAGAACGGCCTCGTATTCGATTACAGCGAGTCTCCCATGACGCTCCCAGTAAAAGTGGAAGATGGTATCGGGCTCATTGCTCTAAGCCCAAAACAAACCCGCGACATCTGCACAAAGATGCTTGCCACCGTGGAAGCTCTCACCCGCAGATAGTCATGCAATCCGGAAAACTTCGTTACCTGGTCGCGATCGAGCAGAAGTCTGCCGCCCGCGACACCTTCGGCGCCGGCCAGGAACTATGGACCACGTTCGCCCAGGTCTACGCCGGCTTTGAGGCGCTGAGCGGACAAGAGCTATTTGCCGCGCAGAAGATCACGCCCGACGTCACACACCAAATCACTATCCGTTATCGCGCCGGCATTGTGGCAGAGATGCGGGTGAACTGGAATGACACAAGGGAAGGACGCACCCGAATCTTTGACATCCTGGCGCCCATGGATCCGAACCAGGGCAGAGAGAAGCTGCACCTGCTCGCTGTCGAAAGAAACGTCCCCCTGGGCTAGGCAGAACAAACGAATAAGGAGAAACAGAAATGCGAATCAGAGCCAAGTTCCAAGTGCAGGAAATTACTAGCCTCCACTTCTATCCCAACAGCAAGATCATCAAGCTGCGCCCGCAGTACGACACCGCAACGCCCGAAGACAACCGCTTCTCCACGGCGACGCCTAGCGGTGAACTGTGGATGCAAGTCGACAACCCCAGCGCCGTCGCAGCCCTGGAACAAGGTAAGTTTTTCTACATCGATATCTTCCCCACGCAGGATCCGGTGGAACCAGTTGCTCCTGCGCCTTCGGCGATACAGGCCGAGCAAGCGGCAACGCCAGCGCCTGCCCAACCAGTTGCAGCTGAACCTCAGCCAGCTGTCCAGGCGGAACCTGCGGCCGTTGCGGAGCAGGCTCAGCCGGCAACGCAACCGGAGCAGCAGGCCTAGGGAAAGAGAAACAACAGAATGGGCGTCCCGCAAACGTTTGCGGGGCGCCTCTTTTTCGGGGCATAGACATGGTTGAACTAGATCTCAAACTCACCGGCCTGGACCAGCTCGCCCAGAACCACCAGGCATTCACCACGGAGATCCAGGAGAAGGCCCTGAACAAGATGCTTGTCGCCGGCGCCCAGCCGATCGCCAAAGAAATGGCTGCCCAGGCTCCGCGCGCGCATGACATTGGCCCGCGCAAGCTGAACGACCAGCACATCGGTGATTCGATCGTTATCAAGGTCGAAAGCAAACCGATCGCATCAGAAGCGGAAGTTTACGTGGGACCCAGCAAGCGCGTTTCGTCAAAGGCCCGCTGGATGGAGTTTGGCGCCACGTCACACGCGATCGCCACAGCCTTAACGCGTCACATGAAGAAGTTCGGCATAAAGAAAAAGGGAGTCCTGGCCAGTGCTTCTCAGATCTTCGGGACACACGTGCAGCATCCCGGCGTTAATCCCAAGCCGTTCATGCGTCCCGCGCTCGATGCTGCCGGCCCGGACGCCGTCAATGCCATGAAAGTCTCTCTCGCCAAAAGCATCAAGGACGCCACGCGCCGCGCGGCCAAGAAATGGGCGCCGGCCAGAGGGCCACAAAAGTAAATGGCAATTTTTGAGGAAGGTCTTTTCCTTTGGCTAAATCTGCGGCCGGAGCTGCGAGCGCTCACGTTTGCCACCGGATCGTTCTTTGATGGCACGAATTGCCGCATCTTTCCCGGAACCATCGCTGAAGAATCTGCACTGCCGGCCATGGCTTACGCGCGTGTCGGCGGGCCCAGCACAGTCAACATGAGCGGCGCGGATGGATTGAAACGCGCGCGGACCCAGTTCACGGCCAGCGGCAAGATTTATTCCGAACCGGCGACCTTGATCGGCGTCTTGTGCGGCGTGCCTGGAGCGCCAGGCATCCTGGACGGTTTCAGTGGCACATTTCCGAATGGCGTCGTCATCCAGTTGGCGCGGCCGCTGATGGAGCCGATCGATTCTTACGCGGCCGAAGCCCGGCTTTTCTCGCGTCACGTCGACGTTGAATTCTTGTACCAAATCTAGCCCCAAATCTTTCACCACAATTTAAGGAGTTTCCAATGGCACGCACAGCGCTCGTACCCGTAAAACCGCTCGGCCCGTATCCGGTTCCTTCTCAGCCGGTCGCGACCGCACTCGACTTCGCCTTTGCCGCTGCAGATGTCGCTAACGGCAATCAGTTTCCCGCTTCCGGCAATGATCTTCTGGTAGTCCAGAACATCAACGCCGCGCCGCAGACTTTCACCGTGCGCAGCGCGCCCGATCCACAGGGACGCAGCATCGACATTGCCGCGTACAGCGTCGGCATCGGCCTGTTCTCCGTCTTCAAACTGAGCCAGCAACTGGGATGGGTGCAGCCGGACGGCAACATCTACCTCGACAGCAGCAACGCCCAGATCAAGTTCGCGATCTTCAAGATGAACCCCTAAGCCGATTCAGGCTGGCGCAATCCGCGTTTAAACAAATTTAGAAAAGGAACATTCCCATGACGCAAGCAAGAATCGGCTATCAGACATTTCTTCAGCGCGGCGACGGCGGCGCTCCGGAGAATTTCAATACCATCATCGAGATCACTGCGATTAAAGGTCCCGGCGCCAAGGTGGACATGAAAGACTCCACCAACATGAGCTCTCCCAACCAGACCAAGGAGATCATTCCCGGACTGGAAGATCCGGGACAGGTGCAGGTCACTTTCAATTGGATCCCCGGAGATCCACAACATGCGTTACTTCTGGCGGATAAATCCGCTAAGACGCGCAAGAACTGGAAGATCGTTCTTCCCCCGACAATTGGTAAGACCTGGTCGTTTGCCGGCTACGTCAGCGGCTTCGATCCCAACTATCCAGTGGATGACAAGATCTCGACAACCATCACCATTGACCTGGACGGCCAGGCAACGCTGGCATAAAAGAGACGGCTCGCCGCAAACCATCGGCGGGCCTCGCTTTTCATTTTTCACTTTAGAAAGGATTTACCGTGAGCGAGACCCAGATCCAGCCCTCCGTCGAGATCGAGCTAGGCGGCAAGATGCGCCGGCTTGTGTTCGACTTCAATGCCCAGGCCGCCTTTGAGAAAGTTACCGGCATCAGCGTGTTCGATAGCAAAGCCGTGCGCACGTCGTCACGCATCATCCGCGCTCTGCTCTGGGCGGAACTTCTGCACTTTGACGAGGAAGTTGCCTTTGACGAGTTCGGCGAAATCGTCAATCCTCCGGAGCTGAGCCTCAATGCCGTTGGCGGCCTCATCACCAAGGGCAACCTGCGCGAGGTGAACCGCAAGGTGTTTGAGGCTTTCAGGGTGTTTTTCAAGGTCGAGAAGAAACCCGAGAGCCAGGGAGACGAAAACAAAAACCCTCCAAGCCGCTGAGCCGTCCTGAACTCTGGGCAATCGCCCAGTATGATCTCGGCCTCAGCGGGAAAGAGTTTGGACGCCACAGCTACCGATCGCTTGGCTTCCTGATGGAACGTTTTAACGTCGAGCGCCAGGCGGAAGACTTCCGCGCTGGCCAGATCTGCACCGTTGTGGCCAGTTGCCTGGCTCCTCGAAAGGGCCGTCCGCATCATCCCAGCGATTTCTTCTCCAGTCTGCCCGAGGTGGATGATCAGCCGCAAACTCCGCAAGAGATGCTGGCTCAAATCAAGATGATCACCGCCATGCAAAACGCACGCACAGCAACGGAATAATAAATGCCAGCCACCTCTGAATCCATTGGCTCTCTAGTCATCGATCTCCGCGCCAACGTCGCCCAGTTGCGCACGGACATGGATGCCGTCAAGGAGACGATCTCCAAGTCCTCGCGCGAAACCTCATCGCAGATGCGTGCGGACATGCAGGAGACCCGTCAGGTCCTGGCGCTCATGCGTGATGATTTTGGCATCGGCGTCCCCCGCGAGTTGCGCAAGGTGATTGCGTCGAGCGAACTGGCGCGCAACGCCATCCTGGGATTGTCCAAGGCATTCTTCGGCCTCGCATTCATCAACCTCGGCATTGAGGTGTTTAGCAAGATTTCTGAACACTTCACCAAGGCAGCCGAGGAAGCCAAAAAAGAGGCCGAGCAAACCCGCCAGATATATGAAGCTGCCCAGAAGGCCGTGGAGGCTACCCGCGCGCGAGCTGAGGCGCTCGAGCTGATTGGCAAAGGAGAAGAAGAACGCCACGCGATCCAGAAAAAGCACTTTGAGGAACGGCTTACGCAGGACCGGATCCACCTGGCATCGCTGCAGTCTGAGATCGCAGCCAAGATCGCGCTGATGAATATGGATCTGCTCTCTTCGCAGAATTCCACCGATCCATTCCAGCAGGTGGGCGACGAAAACGATCGGGCCAAGGACGAGGCTGACTTTCGCACGGCCGCGATGAAAGAGATTCAGAAAACCATGGCCGACACCAACCGGCAGATCGGCGAGACGCAGAAACGCATCGACGAGGCCATGAAGGGGTTGAAGGAGTCTGATCTTCAGTTCGCTGACTTTGAGCGGGGTCTCGGCATCTCCAGGATAAAGAACGAAGAGGCTGTAAGTACCGCGACCATCGGCCTTAGAAAGACCACAGCCGAAGCCGGATTCAAGGCAGGGAAGCTCGGTCTCGATCAGTACTTGTTTGAGCTCAAGAACTCTCAGGCGGCTGAATTTGAGCTCAAGTATCACGCGCTCGCTGTCGAGGAAGATATTCTCAGCAAAGACCCGTCGCGCAATAAGGAAAAGATCGAAAAAATAGAATCCGACAAGCTGGTGATTAAAAAGCAGCACGAAGGCGAATACCTCAACTTCATGGCGCTGGCTGCGGAGATGCGCAAAAAGCAGATCGCAGACGACGTACAAAATGAAATCGCGGGCCTGCACCTGGCCGCCGAGTTGGCCAAGAGCTCGATGCTTCCCGCGGGACTCGCAGCAGCCGGAACCGGCAAGCCGCAGCTTCATGTGGACATGGCAGGCGCCGCGGTCGATCGCTTCCGCGCCGACTTCAAAGACGCGGCCGCCCAGGGCAAGCTGCTCACCCAGGCCATGGATGACTTGCTCACGCCCATGGATAAGTTCCGCGTTGAGCAGCAGGAAATCGAGATCCTGAAGGAAAAGTTTAAAGACTACCCTGACGCGGTCCGCGCGTTGAACGTCGAGTTGCTCAAGGCCAATCCGGAATTCCAGAAGCTGATGCAGGCCAGCGCCGAGTTCGGCAAGGACTTTGCGAATGAACTGGACAACCTCGCCCTCAAAGGCGAGTCGTTCCATGATTTCCTGGTCAACATCGCCAAGGACATTGAAGAGATCGCGCTGAAGGCTTTGCTGCTCAAGCCGCTGGAAGACTTCTTCTCCGGAGGCAAGAGCGGTACCGGCGGGATCTCCGGCTTCCTGGGCAAGATTTTCAGTGGACTCGGCTTTGCCGGTGGAGGATCTCCGCCCCAGGGCCAGCTTTCAGTAGTGGGAGAGAACGGCCCCGAGTTGTTTATGCCCAGCTCGGCCGGCACCATCATTCCTAACGGATCGTTTGGTGGAGTGACGAATTACATCAGTATTGACGCGCGTGGCGCCGCGCCTGGCGCCGAAGCCGCGATCATCCGCGGACTACAGAAGGCGCTGGAGCAAAACCGCCAGCAGTCCGTCGCCGCGGCGATCGATTACCAGAGAAGGAGATAGTTATGAACCGCAGACGTTTCTTCAAGGCGTTGCTCGCCATTCCAGTCGCAACCATCGCCGCGCCTCTGGCTGCAGCTTTGGCGCCCAGGCCGTTCGCGAGCGGAGGCATTGTTCCGGCGCCGATCTTCCGTGTTCCGCCTGAGCAACTAGGTCCCGTGGTCCACCACTTCAACTGCGCACATCCTAACCCGGAATACAAACTTTATCGCGCAATACAACGCGCCTTCGAGCAAAACCGCCAGCAGTTCGTAGCAGCGGCGGTCGATCACCAGAAGCGTTAAACCGCAAACGTTTGCGCGACTTCCAACACCTGAAAGGGATTACCTTGTGAAAATCCATGTCATCAGTTTGATCAGCGGTATGTTTTTGTTCGCGTCCGCGGCTTTCGCCCAGATCGGCTACCGCTACGACAACGTCGTCCTGCTCGATACCGGGCGTCCGGTCCAGGGTGCGGCCCTCACAGTCTGTAAATCCGGGTCCACCTTGACGCCATGCACACCCACCACGCCGATCTTTAGCGATGCGGCGATGAGCACGCCGATTACCCAGCCAGGATTCCAGAGCGGAGCGCAGGGCAACTTCAACTTCTACGCTCCTTGTGACCGGTATGACATCTCGATCACCGGCAACGGCCTGACCAGCCGCACGCTAAAGGATGTCCAACTTGGGCCGTGCAATAACGGCGCGGGCAAGTTCTCCATCGCCGCGCCCAACGATTTCCTGTCGCTCGAATACCTGGGCTCGACGTTTATCTCTGTAGCCGCTGCCAGCACGTCCACCGTCACGATCGCCGCCAGGGATTACATTCTGTGCCGCTCCCGCATCACCAGCTACGCCGGCGGTGGCGATATCGCGCAGTATCGCTTCGACGCCGACGCCACGGCCGCCAATTACCAGACGCGCTACATCGTTTTTTCCAATGCGGCCACGCCGGCTCTCAGCAGCGTGAATTTTTGCAGCGCCGGCTGTTCTGCCGCGGCCACCGGGATCCCGCTGGGCGACGCGTCCATTACTGTCGGACGCAACAATGAGCTGGAGTGTAGCAACCGGCTCAGTAACAACAAGGTATGCCAGTTGCGGCATTCGTGGGAGTCCACCAGCTCCACTGTCTTCAACTCAACGGCAATTGGCTATGCGGAATGGTTCAACACGTCCGCGCAGATCACCACCGTGCAACTGGTAACGCTGGGCGGCGTCAACATGGGCGCGGGCTCCGGCTTCGCCTGCTTCGGAAAGAACTTCTAAAATGAAAAAAATCTCACTTACTGCCATCCTGTTTCTGACGTCTGCAATGGCTTTCGGCCAGGGCGCCTGCTCGCCTGACAAGATCGCCCTGAAAGACACCGGGCGTCCAGCCGGCGGCGCGTCGATCAAAGTGTGCCCAGCTGGTGGCGTATTCCCTGGATGCGCATCATCGTTGTTCACGGATCCGACGCTCTCTGTCGGCGCGGGCAATCCAGTCACCGCGGACGCCCTGGGCAACTGGGGATTCTGCGCCGCGGCTGGCGCCAATTACGACTATCAGATCACCTGCAGCGGCTGCACCACGCTCACGGTCAAGAATTACCCGCTTCCTCCAACCACGCCGATCACAGCGGCCTCGGTCACCAGCGCCAGCGCCAACCCTGCCAACGTGGGGACAATCAAGCTGGCAACGGGCGACTGCATCGATTGGAGGAATTTCGCAAACACCGGCAACATTCAACTCTGTAAGTTCGGCGCGGCCGCGGGCACCGTTCCCGCCGATGCCTTTGATATGACGGCCGCGGCAACGCGATCGCAGGCGTTCATTGACAACAGCGCCAACCCGGCCGCCAGCGGCGTCGTGCGGGCCGGGAACAACGTCTGCGCCGTGGCCGCGCGCAACGCCGGCAATTCTGCAGACGTCTGCGCCGTCCAGGTGAACGCATCGAACCAGGTCACGCTCGGAAGCGGCCCGGTAATCGTGCCCGCCCTGGCCGATACCGCGGCGCTACTCGCGGCGGCGCAGACGCTCACGAATAAGACCCTGACTGCACCAGTTGTCACAAGTCCGAACACGAGCGGAACCGACAGCGGAGCGGAGACGCTGCAGAATAAGACGCTGAATGGGGCAGCCAGCGGCAACTCCGTCACGCTGTTGAACTCGCAGGACCCTCTTGCCGCCGTTACGGGCAATGGCACTGACCTGACGCTTTATACCTTCACCGTCCCTGCGAACACGGTCCAGGCAGGCAAGGGCATACGGGTAAGAACGATTAGCCTCAACAATAACAACACTGCCGTCACCTATAAGCTTATTTTGGGAGCCACGACGCTTTCAACTTTTACGTCGGCAGCCGCAGCGGGCGGATCGCAAAGGCTCGATGTTGACCTGTTCAATAATGCCGGCGTCCAAAACGCTCAGACCACTAATGTGTTCGCGGTTGACAATGTAACCATCGTCGGTAACAGCGCGGGCACGGCCGCTGAGAATTTCGCGGGCGCGCTGGTTGTAAAGGTCACTGCCAATGAAGCGGCGGCAAGCACTGTCACGCCAAAGAAATGGACCGTCGAGCTTATCCAATAAGTTAAGGGGCGGAAGGCGGGAACATATGTCGCTGGAATTGCCTACACTGCAACGTTCGCTTGTCTTGGGCGCTAACGTCCAGATGTAGCGGGAAAATATAGTCGGCGTGGTCTGAGTGGACAACGATCCAGTTCATATCCGCTGGAGCGGGCGAGAACGCCGGGTACTGGAATGCCAGTTCTTTTTCTATGTCGGCCATTATCTCGGCTTCATTCAAGGGCTCCGCATACTCTCGCGTGACCGTTGGCCCGTTGTATTTGTTGCCGTGATAGATGCCGAGATGAACCCACATAAGGCGTCAAGGATACTACACCGGGGATACCGGAGGCTAAGTATGCGCGCCCGCAGCAACATGGCGCGCATACTCGGTTCCTCGACCATCATCATCGTACTATCACTGCAGCTTCCACTTTGCGGAGTTGTAACAGATGGTCGCACAGTTTGAGGCCGTGCTACTGAAGGCGTAGACCTCAACCTGTACCGTCGCACCCGCCGGAATATGCATCACCAGCGGCCATTGCTGGCGCTGCATCGCATCGACGGTGGGAAGGTAGTTGTAAGCCAGCTCAAATTCTTTTTGTTGGCCGGTGATCGGGAGCGTGATGATCAAGGTAAAGTTCGCGCCTGATTTCGCACCGTCAGAAACAAGCCTGCCATCTGTGACCGAAATGTCGGAAGCGTTCTTAACCGTGTAAAGCTCTGAGTAGTACTCCTGAGAAACATATGCGCCGGGAGCAGTGCCGACTAACGGCTTGAACTGGCAGACGCCGACCGTAACGGTGAGCGGGGTTTTGCCATCGTCTTGAATGGCTAGCGGTGGGCAGGTAAGCGAAGCATTGTTGAGGTTCTGGGCGAAGCCGCAGCCGGTTAGCAGCGTGAGAGAAAAGAGAGAGAGTAAAATCTTCTTGATCATGATGTAGGGCGCTCCGTGCCCTGCGTTGTGGTTAAGGCCGGTCCCGGGTGTGCAACCACTCGGGGCTGGCAAACTATTGTTGAGAGACTCGTTCCTTGTCCCAGATTTTGTCGACGCCAACGGGCTTTAATTCATTCATTTCGGAGTGAGCCAGCGATTCGTCGACAGAGCTGATCTGCTGCGTGCCCTTGAATGCCCCAACGGCCTGTTCCGCTCTGATGAAATATTTCTCGCCTGGCTGGATATCGAGTTGCACAGAAGTGGCTTTATCAGCTCCTCTGAACGTGTGACGACCGGGCGTGAGAGCCAGAACGAAGTACCGTCCGTTGCTCAATTCAGCGGCGATCCGCTCATCGCAATAAAAGGGCAGTGCCTTGAATCGCGCTGTGAATTGCTTGGCCCGATAAACCACTACTCTTACTGTGGGCGCCGTTTCGGCGTTCTGGCCGAAGCATCCGATGGACGCCAAGCCGAGAGCGATGATGATCAACGTTTTCATAGTTAGTTTCTTTATTTGCCCACATGGGCTGGCCGTTATTTTGAAAAGAAGACGATCGCTCCGTACAGCGTCAGAAACGGAAGCGCGAACAATAGCGCAGCGAAAAAGCATTTCCAGGCGAATTCATAGAGTTGCATGACCGTCACCTGAGTGAAGATGTTGGGCTCCGCTGGCCCTTCAGTCACGATTTCAGGCGCATCATCCAGTAACGAGGGGTCAGGCAGGCCTTTCGATAGTTCGTCCAGTCTGCTCATTTCTTGCCTGCTTTCTTCCAGCGCGCCGCGGCCGCTTTCTTGGCCACGTCGCTACGTTGTTCCGCTGTCATGGTCTGGAGCCGGGCTTTGCCGCCCTTGCGTCCCAGTGCCACCGCAGCGGGGTTCTTCTTTGCCATGCGCCGAACTATATTGCTAACCGCTTAGCATAGTCAAGTAAAGATTTCCTAAGACCCGTAACTCCAACAAAATGCCCGTAGTTCAAGCAGCCAAAGCCCTCCCAGCCTCGCCAGGGATCCGCGCCGTCGTGATCACGCAGATGTCCACGGTGGGCATGAGCGTGAGCCCGTTCACGGCGCAGCAGCAGGTACAGGAATGGTCCGGGCAGATGTGGAAGGCACAGGTCACTCTGCCGCGCATGACCCGCGCCCAGGCCGCGAACTGGATCGCCACACTGGTCTCACTCCGCGGCATGGCCGGTACGTTCATGCTGGGCGATCCCTCTGCCAAGGTGCCGCGCGGCGCCAACGCCGGCGTGCCGGTCATCAACGGCAATAACAATGGCGGATCGTCGGTTTCCATTAAAGGCTGGACACCCAACACGCAGCACGTCCTTCTGCCTTATGACTGGATCCAGCTACCGGACAACCATCTCCATATGATCCTCAGCGATGAAAACGCCGACGCCGGCGGTATCGCGTCATTCGACATCTGGCCCGATCTGCGCAGTCCGTTTCTTGATGGGCAGCCGGTCATCACCACCAACGCCCAGGGCGTCTTCCGCCTGGCCAGCAATGAGCAGTCCTGGGACATTGATGAAGCGATTACCTATGGGCTGCAGTTCAATTGTATGGAGGCTATCTGATGCCACGCCCACTTACATCCACCATGCTTTCGCAGCTCTCGGGGCCGAAGATCAAACCGGTTCTGTTTCTGCAGATGAGATTTACCGATGGCGATAGCTTCGTCTGGTCCGGCGTGGGCAACCTTCAGTGGAATGGCCAGACTTGGATCGGAATGGGGACCCTGGGGACAATTTCCGCGATCGAGGAAAGTTCGGAACTGAAAGCGACCAACGTCACTTTCACGCTGAACCAAATCCCTCAGGACCTTCTGCGTGAAGCGCTTGGCCAGGTGCGCCAGGGGAATCCGGTCAAACTGTGGTTTGGCTCGATGGGTGATAACAACAACGTCCTGGCTGATCCCTTGCAGATGTATGCCGGCCGCATGGATGTTCCCACGATTGATGATGGAGCGCGCACCGGCAGTATTTCTATCTCAACCGAAAACAGGCTGGTCGATCTCAACCGCTCGCGCGAGCGCCGCTTCACTGATCAGGACCAGCAGATCGACCATCCCGGGGATTTGGGCTTTCAGTATGTCCAGTTCATTCAGCAATGGAATGGCACTTGGGGCAAGGCTGGACCAGGCGGAGTGCCGCGCGTTATCCAGCACATTCCCAAACCAGAGCGTCCCGGCGCCGGCGGCGGCGGTAGTGGCTTTGGTGGCGGCCGGGGACCCTTTACGGGATGAGCGTTGACATGACGACTACAATCGCATTTCACCCACACTGGCAGGAACTCCTACATACCTATTTCCTGCGCCGGCAGAATGAAACCTTCCAATGGGGAACCATGGACTGTTGTCTCTTTGCTTGCGACGCCCTTCGCGAACTCACCGACGTTGACCTGGCCACAGATTTCCGCGGCCAATATGATTCGCTGCTCTCCGCTGTCCGCGTAATGAAAAAATTCGTCGACAAAGAAACGTCTGACCAAGAGATACACCTGGTCGAGTTGGTAGCGGAGAAGATTGCCGCTATTCACGGCATTGAAG